CAGCTTCAAACAAGGTTACATTATCGGCACTAGAAAACTTATTTAATCCTGGTTATAAACCAGCTAAGTTGACTAGTTTACATGGCCGTAAAGTTGGGTATGAAAGCTCAAGGCTACTTAGAACTTCAATGAGTGAGGCATTTAATGAAGGAGATAGGTTATCAAGTTCCAAAAATCCTGGTACGACAGGATTGAAATTACTTAATGCTGTTGGTGCTTGTGAAATCTGCGTACCTCTTGATGGAAGACCCATAGAAGAAACTGGACTTCCACCAATACACCCGAATTGTAGATGCACTACTTTAGAAGAAGTAATGAGTGTTGAAAAGTTTACTGATACCTGGATTGACTTTATGAGCAATTCTGATAAATACCCTAGATATGAGAAATGGCTGCTAGAGGTTTATAAAGCAGCTTAAATATAAATATGGGGAGTGCCTGTTTCACTCCCCGACCTAAACAGGAGGTTAAAAATGGAATTAGATTTAACAAATGAAAGCTCGTCAGAGTTTGCAGTATCAAAACTATTTGAATGTTGGAAAAATAAAGATTTCAAGGAAGCAGAAAAATATATCCAAAAAACATGGTTATCTAATAGCCATGAAAATGAATTTGAAAAAATGTTTGGCGGTTTTGAACTAGTTGATTTTTATATTTATGACAAAGAAATTGTAACTGATTGCAGACATGAAGTAAGGTTTAGAGTTGAAATGATTTTTAAAGGCAAACATATTACCAGATATGGCAATGCTAATACAATTTGTGAAACAGCAAGATATACGCCCGACACAAAAGGGCAATGGGGCGTAAATCCAATTAGTTTATTAAGGTGGGTAAAATAATTTAATTTCACAATTTAATAACGCAATTAATTAGAGCTTTCAGCCGAAGGCTCTTTTTTATTGCAGACGAAAGGAAATGTAATGGTTGTTGAAGAAAACGTTAATTCAGAGGAATTAACAGAGGAGGAAGAATCAGAGGATTCTAAAAAAACTTATGATGCCGAATATGTCAAAAAACTTAAAGCAGAAGCTAAAGAGTACAGACAAAGCAAAGCGGCAATAAAAAAGGAGAAGGAAGAAGTCGAGGCAAAACTTAAAGCTCTTGAAGATGAGAAATTAACCGAAGCTGAAAAGGATAAAAAGAAAATATCGGAGTTGACTAAACAGCTTGAAGATATTCAAGGTTCTATAAAACAGAAAGAACAGGACATTCTTATTTCAGATTCAATAGCTGGTAAAAACTTTATAGACATACCAGCAGTTAAACTTCTTGTCAAGGCAGAGCTTTCAGGTGAGGAAGAAATCGACAGTAAGGCAGTGGAAAAAGTTGTGGAAGGCTTGATAAAGAATAAACCTTACTTAATTTCTTCAGCAGCACCAAATCCTTCTTCCGGTAATTTTGGAAAACAAGACAACGATATTGCACCTAAAGACGGAGTAGAAGTATTAAAGAAGTTTATAGGTGGATACGTAAAGTAAGGAGATAGAAGATGGCTGATTTAAATTATCAAAATATAACAAATAACGATGAGGGTAAATATTTACTTGATGAAACCTTATCGAAAGAAATATTGCAGTTAGTAGAAACAAAATCGGTATGTGAACCGTTTTTGACTCCCTGGCCGATGAATACGAAGGTTGAAAAAATCAACACTATAACTCAAGAGCCGACCGCAACATGGCTTTCAACTGCAAGCTCGGTAAAAGGTAAATCCAAAGTTGAGTTTGGGCAAATTAAGTTAGAACTTGAGGAGTTGCCTGTAATCATACCCTTTGAGGAAGCATGGGTAAAGTTTGCAAACACCCAGACAATGACCTTGCTTAGAAATCTTATTGTAAAAGTCATAACCAAAACCATAGATCAGACATATCTGGGCTATGTTACATCACCTTTTGAGAAGAACTTTACTGATGATGTAACCAATATAGTAGCTTATCCAGAAGGCGCAGATTTATTGATTGACCTCTCGAATGCTATGGGTATGGTTGAAGAAGCAGGGTATGAACCTAATGGCTGGGCTGCTCCATTATCTACTAAGTCCGTTTTAAGAAACTTAAGAGATGACTATGGCAGGCCTATTTTTGAACCTGGGAATGCAAAAGAACCTGCTACACTGTTCGGACTGCCTATACGATTCTCTGGCAATATGATAGATAACAACGGAAGCCCGGCATCTAAGGAGATTATAGTAGGTGATTGGAGTTATGCTTATAAAGGTAACGACCAGGAAATACAGTTCAAACTCTTAGACCAAGCAACATTGACAATGGGTGATGGTACGCTCATAAATTTAGCAGAAAAGGATATGCTTGCGATAAGAGCAGTTATTTGGAAAGCATTCAATATTTACAAAGTTGAGGCTTTTGCAAAAGTAACTGGATTTTAGACTGCAACCAACGTAAAAACAGGGAGGCAGATTAATATTACCTGCCTCCCTGTACCATAAGGAGAATTTATGAAAATAAAACTTAAAAGCAATGGGCAGATAATAAATCCGCCCCTAAGGGTAGCACAGCGTTATTTAAGGTTAGGCAGGGCAGTCATTGTCGAGCCTGAACCGAAACCGATAATCAAGGTCGAAAAGGTAAAAGTTTCTAAACCTAAAAAGAAACCTAAAAAGAAAGAAGAAATAATTGAAAGTCAAATTACTGAAGAAGCGGCTACTTCCGAGGGAATCCAGGACAGCGAGTACGAATTATAAGCCTGAAGCTCAGGCAGGGGAAATTGTTGACCTACCCAATAGGATAGCAATACGATGGATTAACAGAAATATTGCAGAGCCCATAAGGGACATAAGGGAACTGGAAGTTTACCAGAACATCATTGATCCTAAGACTTGTATAATTTGCGAAGCTGATTACATTCCCCATGAGCCTGTATCAATAGTAATTCCTGTTTTTAACGCTTTGGATTATGTCAAAAAATGTCTTGAATCACTGGTTAGGTACACTGCAAATTATGAGCTTATTATCATAGATAACGGTTCGAACAAAGAAACAAAAAAATACCTTGCCGAGAGGAAAGAGCATTTAGAATTTACCTTGCAGACAAACAAAAAAAACATGGGTTTTTCATACGCCTGCAATCAGGGAATTAAACTGTCCAGCTGTGATTATATTTGTTTTCTAAACTCTGATACTATGGTTTCTGTAAACTGGCTGGGTAAATTAATGAAAGGTTTTTCAATGCCTGATGCCGGAATAGTAGGCCCGTCATCGTGTTTTTGCGGCGGCAACCAGATGTTAAAACACCTAATCACCAAGCGGCACTCGATGGGGCAGGATAGCATAAACCGCATTGCCACGCCTTCAGGAATTGTTGAAACAGAGATTTACGGATTTTGTTATACAGTATCGCGCAAAGTAATAAATGACATAGGAGTATTTGACGTCGACCGCTATCCCATAGGTGGGGCAGAGGAAAAGGATTTTAGCTGGAGAGCACATAAGAAAGGTTATCGAAGCTACTGGGTAAAAGACAGTTACGTACACCACTTTGGCAATAAAACCTTTATTGAAATGGGAGTTAAACCCATTGAGCCGAGAAAACAGAATGATAAGAATTTTAAGGCAAGGCAATCCGACAGCAATATTTATATAAAAAACAAAGTTAAAATATCTAAAGAGTCAATACCTATTTTGATGATAGTTTTGGATAGATTTGAATATACTAAAAAAGCGGTTAAGTCCGTACTTGAAAATACTAACTATCCGTTTAAGCTGTTTATTTTCAACAACGGTTCAGAGCCTAAAGTAAAAAGATACCTTGACAGGATTGATGACAGCAGGGTAGAGATATTTCACAGCAGGCAAAATATAGGACTTGTACCCGCTATGAATATGTTTTTTGATAGGTTTAAGGATTATAAGTACGTTGCAAAAGTGGACAATGACACGATAGTTTATCCGGACTGGCTGGGTAAGTTAAAAGATGTAATGGACGCTTTTCCGCTTTTTACCGTACAAGCCGACCATTATCTTGCCATGCCGTTTAGGATTGACGAAAACGATGACTTTTATAAACACTGCTTCGGTGTGGAGTTTGGCGGGGACATGGTTTATTTTTACCGTAACAGCGGCGGCACAGGGCAGTTAATAAGACGTGAGTTAATAGACAGTCCCGTACAAAGTGTGTCAAATAATAAAGGCAAGGGCGGACTTTCCGGCTGGTGCAATATGCAAGTGCAAAAGTATAAGAAATATCCGTCAGCATTTTATAAAGGTGTCTGGATTGACAGGCAAGACCAGGTATTTACAAACAAATACAAAGAAGTGTCCGATTATCCGGCTTATGACGAGATGATAAAAAAAATGCGCCCTTGGGGACTTGGTTATGTAAAAATGAATGTTGAGGAACTGGAAAGATTAAAGAAAGAGCTGGAGGACTGGTACGGTAAAAATGTTAGTAGTATGCGTTAATTGCTACAATGATATGCCTATCCTTAAACAATGTATTGAATCGGTTTACGACCAGGTTGACAAAATTATTGCAGTTGACGGAAAGTACAAAGATTTTCCTAATTATAGTTGGTACTCAACAGACGGAACAATCGAGTACCTTTCAAGTTTAGATAAAGTGGAACTGGTTTTTGCAGCGGATCTCTTTGAGGACGATAAACGAAACGTCTATATGGACATGCTAAAGACAGGTGATACGGTACTGGTACTTGACGGCGATGAAGTCGTTGAGGGCAATATCAGGAAGCTACCTTTAGGGACAGACATCGGACTTGTACAATTAGGTGAGCCGAATAGAAAATATAAAAGGCTTGCCACAAGGTTTTTTAAGTATCGAAGGGGACTGCGGCACAACGGAATACATTTTATTATTACAATAGACGGCAAGTGGTTTAACAACAGATGCCACGCCTTAAACGGATTTAGAGAGAGAAATATTAACACTTTTAAAATAGATCACCTGCACAGGTTGCGAGGCAGGACACGGAAAGAACAGAAACAGTTATACAGGGCAAGTGCAAGGGCAAGGGAATGCCAATTTAAAATAATGCCTTATGAATAGAGGTTAGATGGATAAAGTTTATCGGTACGTTATAGAAAATGATTATGATTTGGGAATGACAGCAGTTAGAAATTTGGATTTCAGAGTAGTTTGCCAGACCTTAAAAATTAATACAGCAGTTGAGATAGGCACTTTTCACGGCGCAACGGCTGCATATATGGCGCAGTTTGCCGATAAGGTTATCACTTTTGATGTAAGAGATTTGTACGACTTGCCGACATGGGAGGCTTTAGGGCTTGCCGACAAAATAGAATTTCACCTTGTAAAAGACAGGGACGAAATAGCTAAGATTTTAAAGAATATTAAATTTGATTTTGCCTTTATCGATGACGACCATAGCGAAAAAGTAAGGGATAGTTTTGAACTGGTTAAGAAGTGCAAACGCGTCCTATTCCATGATATAGAACACCCGAAATTTCCTGAAGTATCAAAATTTATGGACGAAATTAGGGCAAGGCGGTTAGATAGAAACGGTTACTGGATGGAGGGATTTTGAAGCTAATTAAGAAAAAAATACTTGATTTTTTGATGTACCTTGACCCCGAAGATTTGGGTATAGGAAAAGAACTTATAGAAAAAGGAATACGTGAAAAGTTTTCCGTAGCCTGCATGAAAAAGATATTACGACCGGATATGACAGTGATTGACTTAGGGGCAAATATAGGCTTTTATGCTTTTATTGAATCCTCACGGGTAAAACATGTCCATGCAGTTGAGCCAGTAAAATATAATTATGATCTTCTGCAAAAGAATATCAAATTAAATAAATTTAACAATATCTCAACATATCAGTTAGCAATCGGTGGCATGACAGGGCTTACTAAAATTTACACTTCTAAGCGATGTAACTGGGCTACCATTATTGATGAGCGACACAGAACACCGGATTACAGCTTGCGGTGGGATAAGTTTAAAAAAGGTTCTGAGATAGTATCGATTTGCAAACTTGATGATTTTGTCGACAAATATCAAATAAGTAAAGTCGACTTAGTCAGAATGGACGTTGAGGGTGCAGAGGTTGAGGTTATCGGAGGGGCAGCACAGACAATAAAGTCAATGCCAGCCGGAAGCTATCTTGTAATTGAGATACACTCCTCATGTATTAAAATTAAGGAAAGTATTGAAAATATGCTTGACAGGATATTTTCAGCAGGTTTTAAATGCGTAAAAGTGGTAAACCGCTTGACCGAAATAAACATTGACAAAGTAGCCGATATCAAAGATTTCCTGACTTATAGGGTCGGCTGTCCGCAGGTGTTCTTTAAGAAATGTTAGTCGGCTGTGTCATTACGTATAACGATATGCCATTGATTAGAGATTGTATTGAGAGCATGTATGACAAAGTTGACCGTATTGTAGCAGTGGACGGACGATATAGGGATTTTCCAGGTACTTGCGACTGGTCCACAGACGGCACGTTGGAATATTTAAAAAGTCTTGACAGGGTACAGGTTATAATAGCCACCGCCTCAGAAGTGGACAAGAGAAATGCTTATTTAGAACTCCTTTTAGATGGCGATGTCGTGCTAAATCTTGACAGCGATGAACTGATGGTTGGGAATATTCCAACCTTGAGTAGGGATTTCGGTATACTTGAACTTGTTGACGGACACTGTAAAAAAGTACAAGTTAGGGCTACAAGATTTTTTAAATACAGGGCAGGCATGAGATACAAGGACGTGCATTACACCCTGTACTACAAAAACCGTATGATTAACAGTTTAAAAAAAGTGGTTAATCCTGATTTTAGTTTTGAGCATGTAAAGGGTTGCCATATTTTACATAACTGGCACTTGCGAGGGCAGCTAAGACTGCATAATAAGAGCCAGTATTATAAAAA